CTCCGGGGCGGCGGCTGTGGTTAGCGGTGTGGGGATAACCGCCGTATTGGAGTATGAGAGCGCGACTCAGGCGGAGGGTATCCGGGATGAGCTGTTGGTGCAGATTGACCGGTTGATAGGTGATGAGAACCACGGGGATGATGAGTTCGCGGCTTCACTCCGGGACCTCCGCGCGGCTCTCATCGAGGACGTGGACGCGCGAGCCTCCGCGCTCGCGAGGGTCGAGGAGCGGGTATTTCCTGTCTCGCTGCCCTCGCTCACGATAGCTCATTGGGTTCACGGGAACGTAGACAATGAGCAACGTATCATTGAGCGCAACAGTATCCTCCACCCCGCATTCTGTCCGGCCAATGAACCGATAGAAGTGTTGCTATGAGCGCTGAATTCGCAATCATTATCGAGGGGAAGCGCTTCACAGGCTGGAAGGGCGTCAGTTTGACGCGCTCGATGGAGAACATGAGTCCATCTTGGAGCGTGATATTGACAGATGTCTGGGAGGAGAACATCTGGGACCTATTCCCGGGGCGAGAGGTTGTCATCAAAGATGGCCCTGATACGATGATGAAAGGCTTCATTGATTTCGTGAAGCCGTCCGTTGCCTCCTCCGCTCATGAGTTGAAGATAGGCGGACGTGGGATGACTGGGGACCTCGTTGATTGTTCGATTCCGACCGAGCCCAGCAAGTGGACCAATCTGAAAACCATCGCGCTCCTCCGCGCTCTCGCAGAGCCGTTCGGAGTCCGGGTGATTGACGATGTGGGTGGACTCGGGAGCGTCAAATCATTCGAGACCAAGACAGGCGAGAAAGTACATGAGGCGATTCGGCGCATCTGTGATATGGGAGGACTCTTGCCGATGGAGAACCGGAGCGGCGAATTGGTCATCACCAAGTCACGAGCGCTCGAAGCCTCCGACAGCCTTGGGTACGGCGTGAATATCGAAACCGCCGGTGCGAGCTATGACCACTCAAATCGCTTCTCTAGTTATATCGTCAGAGGCCAAAAGAGCGGTGGTGGGTCCCGTTGGGGTGGCGGGTCCGCTCCCTCCACTCAAGTACGCGGAGAGAGCGCGGATGCAGGCGTGTCGCGGTTCCGACCGTTGATATTCAAGGCGGACCGTCAAGCCACTACGGAATTTGCGGAGAGGCGAGCGAGTTGGGAAGCTAATGTCAGAGCCGCGCGGTCAGAGAAGATAACCGTGAGGGTGAACGATTGGCGGCAGAGTGAGGGACAACTGTGGGACGCGAACATGTTGGTCAAAGTCAACATCCCTCCTCTCCGCGTTCAGGGAGTTCTCCTCATCACGGCGATTGATTACGGGTACGATAACAACGGAACGAAAGTGACGTTGACGATGATGAGAGAGGACGCATTTGAGCCCAAGCCCGTGAAGCCTCCAAAGACGAGCAAGAGCGTTGTGAGGTGGTAATGGATTTACACGAGACTTTCAACCGCTGGATACAACCGCTGAAGTCACGGGTATCCAATATGATTCTGAAGTCATTGTTGGTGAACGTGGATGACTCGAATCAGATTCAACTCGTCAAACTCTCCGCGCTCGCCGGGGAGGAGGCGGACTTTGTTGAGCGGGTACAGAACTATGGATTCACTTCCGTTCCGCCGAAAGATGCGGACGCGGTGATGGTGGCTATCGGTTCCGACCGAGACCACCCCGTGGTCATTGCGGCCGATTCAGGAGAGTTCCGCAAGAAGGGATTACAGAACGGCGAAGTTGCGGTGTACCATAAGGATGGGTCCAGTATTCTCTTCAAGGCCAACGGCGATATTGAGGTTGACGCGGCGGGGAACAAAGTGAATATGACCGGGGGAGAGGTCATTGCGGACGCGAACAGCGTCAAACTCGGAGGCACGAGTGGATTAAAGAAATTGATTGATGACCGATTGATTACAGCGTACAACGCGCATACTCATCCAGCTCCAGGCGGCGCTACAAGTGCGCCATCCGTTCCCCTCGGACCTCCGACAACTCCCGTTTCGACAACGAACACGGAGGCCAAATGACGATTGAGGGCGATGTCCTGTTGACGCTCCACCCAGAGCTAGGGTATGCGGACTTGTCGTTGGAAGGCGATACGGAACGCGACTTGGAGCTGGACCAGACGTTGGAGACAGCTGTGTTGGTCTCGCTCGGAACTAATCGCATTGCGGACCCTGATGACGAGATTCCGGACGGCACCGAGAATCTGCAAGGCTATTGGGGGGATGTATTCACGGAGGAGTCGCTGGGCTCGCGGCTCTGGCTTATCGGTCGCAGTTATACGCTTCCCCAAATCCTCGCTCGCGCAGAGGAGTACACGCAGGAGGCGTTGAAGTGGATGAAGGATGTAAGTCTTGTAGGGAAGATTGACGTGGTGGCGGAGCGTGTGGGGGATAAGGAATTGAAACTCAACATTACCATCTTCCGTCCTGTCGGCGGGGAACTTCCCCTCACCTATTTTTACAATTGGGAACAGCAGATACTGAGGAGGGCCGGATAATGGCTTTGGAACGTCCTACACTGACGCAGATACGGACTCGGATTGAGAATGATATGGAGGTCCGGGTAACAAACAATATCGCGTTGTTGCCCATCGCGGTCCTCCGGATTCTCGCGCGTGTATTCGCGGGAGCCGCACATCTCATCTACGGGTATCTGGACCAGATAAGTCTCCAGTTGTTCGTTCAGAACGCTTCTGGAGAGTTCTTGAACCGACACGGAACGGTCTGGGGTATAACGCGGAAGGCAGCCGCGTTCGCGACCGGCACTTGTCGATTCAACGGGACCAACGGGACCAACGTGCCCTCGGGAACCAAAATCATCACCGATGACGGTGTTGAATTCGAGACTACAGCCGGCGGAAACATCAGTGGTGGTCTTATCGACTTGGCTATTGAGGCGAGTTCCGCCGGAGAGGACGGCAACGTGGCTGATACAACCGCCGTGGAATTGGTGAGCCCGATTACTGGCGTGGACAGCCTCGCGCTACAAGGCGCAACGAGCGGCGGAGAGGACACCGAGAGTGATGCAAACTATCGCCAGCGTATCCTCGACCGGATTCAAGAGCCTCCGCAGGGCGGCTCCGAGGCAGACTATATCGCATGGCAGAAAGCGGTTGAGGGAGTCGCGAACGCTTGGGTGTTCCCGCAGTCGCGCGGAGCCGGGACCGTCGGACTGTACATCACCGCGACCGGAGCGGACCCTGTACCCTCCTCTCAGCTGAAGACAGACACCAAGGCATATGTGGACGCGCGGAAGCCGGTCACGGCGGCGACTTACGTGGAAGGGCTCGAAGCCGGTCAGAAGAAAGATGTTGATTTCGGTATCAAGATTTCTCCCAATACCACGGCGGTTCAAGACCAGATAACCGCGAATCTGGAAGCGTATTTTGCGGCCAGCGCGGCTCCCGGAGAGGACTTGCTCATCAGTCAGGTACGTGACGCAATTTTCAGCTCCGGCGTAGACAACTATGAAATCACCGACATCGACGTGGACGGGTCCCCGGTCGCGATTGACGACATTGTATTTAGCGGCTTCGAGTACCCGGTGCTGGATACGATAACATACGCATCGTTCTGAGGTAACAGATGAGCGCGAATTCATTGATGCAGAAGGTACTTCGTGTAATCAAATACGATTGCGGCGATTATCTTCATATGCTCAAAGAGCTAATGCCGATGGGGCCGATTTGGAATTGGCCGATATTTGACTGTAGCGCTCTCGTGGCTCCTTGGGTATATCTGAATACATATATTGAAGATGGTTTTGTCGGTGGATACGATGGATGGTGGGATTCCGCATTCACAAACAATTGGAGTCTCGCCGTCTATGACGGAGTGGATGTTGCTGTCCGTGGCGGGTCCGGCGGGCAGGATAGGCTCACTCCGACGGGCGCGGGTCTGTCTGGTGACTTCGACCTCAGGTGTACAATTAAGTTTTACTCAAGCGATACCGGGACAGATAAGTCGATTCATTTTATCATATACGAGGCGGAGACTACAAACGCCGTCGCAGACCTGTATTGGGTCGGGGATGAATTAAGATTCTATGCCGGGTATCATAGGGACATAGTGAGCGTTCCATTCTCCGCTTGGGGAGAGTTCGACCTGCGGCTGGTGAGAACGGGAAGTACAATCACAGCATACTATGACACGGGCAGCGGTTGGGTTGCGATGGCCAACCCGATAGTCGGAGCGTACACGGGTGACTATCATTTGGAGGTTGACGGAGCGACTTATCATTCAATAAGTAAATTCAAGTTGCAATCTGATTCGGGATTTCCAACGACCGAGGACTTCAGTGGGTTCACTATTTGGGCGCGGCTGCTCTCGTGTTTTGCCCTTGAGTTTATTAGAATTGAGGGGAAGATAACTGATTTGCTCAATGAGATGATTCCCGCCTTGGCTGTAGAGATGCTTGAGGAGTGGGAAGTGATGGCCGGGTTGCCTGATGAATGTACCGCGCTCGGGGCGACTATTCTTGAGCGGCAGAATACTGTGCACGAGAAAATCACGGTCAAATACCAATTCATGAACGAGCAGTTCTACATTGATTACGCGGCAGGGCTCGGGGTGACGATAACGATTGACACGTGGGCGACTCTCGCGGAGGCTCGATGCGGGATAGCTCGATGCGGAGATGCACGTTGTTCCGCCGTCGCTCAGGTGTATTGGTGGCGTGTGAATCTTCCGACGGGGGACCCATTGAACAGTACGATAGAATGTATATTCAACAAGCTGAAACCGGCGGAATCCACGCTGGTCTTTGCGTACGTGTAGGAGGCAACCATGCACAGAGTAGATTCTGATGAACATCTCGGTAACAAGTTTCAGAACGCCAACCCACCCACAACCGCCGGGACGCTGTTGGAGAAGGATTGGCACAACGCGATGCAGGAGGACTATTCAAGACTTCTTGAGGCGCTGGGGGTGACTCTCGCCGGTTCCGGGTCTGCCGACCAGACCGCTGGATGGGTGTCGGGTCGAGAAGCCATACTGCGGCGGTTCCGAGGAGCGGATGTGCGCTATTATGGAGCTGACCCCACGGGAGCCTCGGACAGCGCGACGGCGTTCACCAATGCGTGGGCGGCTTCTCCGGTTATCCTTGTCCCAGAGGGCTCATTCAGAATAGACAGTTCCATCACGGTCCCAGACTGGTCAATGATAATCGGGATGGGCGCGAAGTCATTCATGAAGGTTAACCACAATGGGGCTCTCCTCGACATTGAGGACCGACGTTGTGTCATTCGCGATTTGTATTTCACTTATGCTGCGGGCTCTGCCGGTTCCTCTCGACATGTCAAGATAAAGAACACGGTAACTGGATTCACCATCTGGGTACAGAACTGCACTTTCCAGGTAGATGAAAATGTGACCGGAGGATTGACCGGAATCGAGATGGATGATGAGGCGGGAGGGTCCCCACTGCTCGTACATAATTGCCGCTTTCAAGACCAAGTGAAAAAGGGCGTTGGTATCCGGCTTGGAGTGGACTCAAGCTCCAAGGCAGCGGCGGCGATGATTACAGATTGCCATTTCAGCAACTGTGACAAAAATATCGAGGTCAATTATGGTAGCGCGGACGCATTGGGAAGGATTCGCGGTTGTCATATCCTTGATGGGGATTTGGAGTTCAACAACGCGGAGGGAATACATTTTGAGGAGTGTACCATAGACATCGATGCATACGACTTCAACAACTGCGAGGGAGTCATATTCAAGGATTGTTATCACCCGGCCACTCTGTCCAATACCATTCCGACTGATGCAGCGGCCAAAGCATCCTATTTCGATTTCATCAATTGTCGTACTGACGATGGCTTCACGCAGGCAGAGGGAGTACGTGGTACAAACGCCAATGGGGACGACACTACGGGTATGGAGGCAAAGATTGAGATTGATGCCGACCGTACTGTTCCGGTGAGCACGGTCGAAATTATCAGCTCAACCAATTATACTCTCTCGGGAAGTCAACGTATTGGGATGAACGCCTCGCAAACGAAACTGATACTCTACAACCTGGCCAACGGTCAGCTGATTGCCGGCACCGGGAATGGATATTTCGCGGTTCAGGCGCATATCCGAATTGACCCCGGCTCGGTCGCGGTCGGGGACATTTCAGTTCGCCTCAGACCAGTAACATCTGGGGAGTCAATCACCGTGCCTTTCGGCTATTCGGATGATGGACCTGGTCACTTGATTTTTTCGGGTGAGTATATCTTCAAGCTGGCCAAGGAGGAAACTGTCGTTTGCGACATTTCAAACAGGGACGCCTCTAACACCTTCACCGTGAAAGGTGCGAATCCAAGAGATTTCTTTCGCATCCGTCAATTGAGGTAATGTGATGTCGAATAGTGACAAAGGTAAACCATGCGAGGATTGCACCGCTCACTCCGGTCATGAGGCAAGAATCATGAGCAACGAAACGAACAAGAAGGACGTTTGGAAGGCGATTGACGCTATGCGCAACTGGGTCGTTGGCGGGATGGCCGCGTTGATTCTCGCCGCTCTGGCTTTCGTTCTTGACATTGTATCAAAGAGGTTCTGATGTTGATATCTGATTTCAAAGACAATGGTATCGAGAAGTTCACGCCGGATGAGATTGTGCGCACTGGGGCGACTCTCGCGAGCGTCCAAGTGTTCACGATGATTCATCTGAATACATTCCGGCTCGACATCGACCGCGCCACGGTTCTCCTCTCCAATGGCCTGACGACCGGCGACCATCGAGCGCGTTGGCATCCGCTCGGATTCGCCGTTGATGGGGCATTCCGCGAGGGGGACGGACCGGTGTTGTTCAAGCGGGTATTGTATGCCGCGCTTCAAGCCGGATTCCACGGCATCGGGATATATCACAACGGCACCGCGTACTCATTCCACTTCGACTTGAGACCGGATAGGGCCATCTGGGTCGGGTGGAAGATGCACGGCGAGGATGAATGGCATCTTGAATACGAGTTCTTGATTGACCCGGCGCTGTTTGCCACGGGAGCGGTGAACAGAGCCCTTCTTGGCTGAGTGCCTTCTTCGCGGCCATCTTGGCTGCCTCCGGGACCCTCACCCGGCTCCCTCGGGAGTCGGGCGGGTCCTTTTGATTCCGCTATGAAACCGCTATGCAATAGTGTCCTCTCCGGGTCCTAACCTAAGCTGCTTTACTTTAGAGAATCTAGGGTCTACATCGCACTCCCTCCCCACCCATTTCTGTTCATAGCGTTTTCATAGCGTTTCCATAGCGAAATGGTTCAAGAGCCTCCCGAAAACAGCCCGGGATTAAATATCTGAAGGACACGTCCATCAATTATATCAAACACTTAACCACTTTCAGCCTTTGAGTCTCAAAAATAGCGCTTGATATATCGGTAAAAACACCATATCTTCTATACTCCGGGCGCGGGAGCCCGGGACCTGGCAAACCCACCAAAGGAGGCTCTGATGTTGACCCTGAAGCGTTTCGAGGAGAGCGACTGGTATGGCTTCGCTGGCGCGCAGTGTTTCAAGAACGGCGATGCGCCGTGGATAGGCGACTTTGAGGTACACGGACGCGAGGAATGTGATTTTGTCCTCGTTGTAGACTCGACCGGCGTGACCATCCAAGGCGTTGATGAAGCGTATTTCAGCGATGATACGGCGTTGGTGTTGTGGCAACTCGCTCCGCTCGTATCCTCCTCAGTGTTCGGCAAAATCGTTTCCAAGATGCACAGAGTCCACTAATCCATAATAACCGGGGCTGGCACCCCAAGGAGGCTCACATGAGAATTTGTTACGTGGAGAAACGGTTTGGAGATGCGCGCCTCGGTATCATCGAGCGTGCCAACGCTATTATCGAGGACTACCAGGAGCAGGGATTCAAACTCACGCTCCGCCAGCTGTACTACCAATTCGTGGCTCGTGGACATATCGCCAACAGTCAGCGCGAGTACAAGAACCTACAGACCATCATCAACGCCGGGCGGCTCGCCGGTGAAATCGACTGGGATGCTATCGAGGACCGGACCCGGAATATCAGGATACAACCACACTGGTCCTCTCCCCCCTCTATTGTAGAGGCGTGCGCGGACCAATACACGGAGGACAAGTGGTTGCTGCAGGATTACCGGCCACAGGTCTGGATTGAGAAGGACGCGCTGGTTGGCGTCATCGAGGGCGCATGCGAGGAGT